ATGCAGGCAATCGGCTTTGACAACAATAAATACCTCCGGATGCAGTCGGAAAAGATCCGCGAGCGCATCAGTCAGTTCGGCGGCAAGCTGTATCTGGAGTTCGGCGGCAAACTCTTCGACGACTACCACGCGTCGCGCGTGCTGCCGGGCTTTGCCCCCGACAGCAAGGTGCGCATGCTCATGGAGATGCGCGACGAGGCGGAGATCATCATCGCCATCTCAGCCGACGACATCGAGCGCAGCAAGCGCCGCGGCGATCTCGGCATCACCTATGACGACGACACGCTGCGCCTGATCGACGCCTTTCAGGGCTGCGGACTCTATGTCGGCAGCGTCGTCATCACGCACTACCGCGGTCAGACGGCAGCGGAGAAATTCCAGCACCGGCTCGAGATGCTCGGCATCCGCGTATACCGCCACTACATCATCCCGGACTACCCGTCCGACATCGCGCGCATCGTCAGCGACGACGGCTTCGGCCGCAACGACTACATCGAGACGACGCGCAGCCTCATCGTCGTGACTGCGCCCGGCCCCGGCAGCGGCAAAATGGCCACGTGCCTCAGCCAGCTCTACCACGAGCACAAGCGCGGCGTGTGCGCGGGCTACGCCAAGTTTGAGACGTTCCCGATCTGGAACCTGCCGCTGCGCCACCCCGTGAACCTCGCCTACGAGGCCGCGACCGTCGATCTGGACGACGTGAACATGATCGACCCCTTCCACCTCGAGGCCTACGGCGTGACGACCGTCAACTACAACCGCGACGTGGAGATCTTCCCCGTGCTCAACGCCATGTTCCAGCGCATCTACGGCAGCTCGCCCTATAAGAGCCCCACGGATATGGGCGTGAACATGGTCGGCTGCTGCATCAGCGACGACGATGTCTGCTGCGCCGCGGCCAAGCAGGAGATCCTGCGCCGCTACTATGACACCGCCTGCGCGCAGCTGCGCGGCCTGTGTGCCCCGGTCGAGACGCAGCGGCAGGAGCTGCTGCTCAACCAGCTCGGTCTGACGGCGGATGACCGCCCGGTCGTGGGCGCAGCGCTCAAACGCGCCGAGGAGACCGGTGCGCCGGCCGTCGCCATCGAGATGCCCGACGGCACGATCATCACCGGCAAGACCTCCTCCCTGCTCGGCGCGAGCTCCGCCTGCCTGCTCAACGCGCTCAAGTACCTTGGCGGCATCCCGAAGGACGTCACGCTCATCTCGCCTGACATCATCGAGCCGATCCAGCATCTGAAGGTCGAACACCTCGGCAACCACAACCCGCGCCTGCACACCGACGAGGTGCTCGTCGCGCTGAGCATCTGCGCCGCAAGCGACCCGACCGCCGAGATCGCCATGCAGCAGCTGGCAAAGCTCGCACACTGTGAGGCGCACTCGTCTGTCATCCTCTCGCACGTGGACGAGAATGTGTTCAAGAAGCTCGAGGTCAACATCACGTTTGAGCCGCATTTCCAGACCAAAAAGCTCTTTCATCGCTGAAAAGCACGGGGACAGCCGATGCTGTCCCCGCTTTTTTTCGAAATTTTCGAATTTTGGAAAGGTTATGCTTGACAAACCCCATCCGGAGATGATATATTCGTAAAGCTGATTGTGGGACGACCTCTGCGGGTGTAGTTCAATGGTAGAACACCAGCCTTCCAAGCTGGATACGTGGGTTCGATTCCCATCACCCGCTCCATACCTTCTGGGCGGGCAGCCAAATATTGTATGCGCGCCAATAGCTCAGTCGGATAGAGCAACTGCCTTCTAAGCAGTAGGCCGGGGGTTCGAATCCCTCTTGGCGTACCATTTCAGACCTATGGTGGGTATAGCTCAGTCGGGAGAGCACCGGATTGTGGTTCCGGGTGTCGAGGGTTCGAACCCCTTTACCCACCCCACGAAATCGGGGATTGGGAGTGATCCCGATCCCCGATGATTTTTGCCCCGATATTGGGATGTAGTGTAATGGTAACACACCAGACTTTGACTCTGATATCGTGGGTTCGAATCCCGCCATCCCAGCCACGTCGCTGATGTTCTTCCAACTCCTGCTTCCTGCAAGCAGAAAGCATCCGTTTCCGAACACCAGCTCCTTCTTCAGCCGCGAATCGCTTCGCTGGATTCGCGTCTGAGTATTTATTGAGTGCGAGTCTTTTGCCGGATTCGCGTCTGAGTATTGGTTGGTTCGTAACGTGAATATTTTTTATACCGATATGCCCCAGTAGCTCAGTAGGCAGAGCACCTGCCTTTTAAGCAGGGTGTCCGGGGTTCGAATCCCCGCTGGAGCACCAAAAGGAAACCATTGAAATTTCAAGAAAACCTTGATTTTTCAATGGTTTCCTCGTTTTTCTTTCGGTGCGCTCCGGAACGTTTTGAGACGCAAACTGTTGTCAAAAGTGTTGTCAAAATTCAAGGTCAAAAACGGCCGCGTGATTATCCCACGATTTGCTGATACAGTATTCTGACTCGCTTCCCTCGCTGCTGTAGTATCCGCTGCACACGATTGTAATCTTTGACAGATATGATGGGCGCGTGACGTCCCTTGTACAACTGGCCCTTATAGCTGTTATAACCGGCGTACACCGGGCAGGTAAGCACCCGCCGAATGGACTCGGCCGTCTGCACCTTGCCACGCTTCCCAGTGTAGCCGCGTAATCTGCACAGCTCGGCAACGGCCGACAGATTGCGGTATTCCGTGTAACGATCGAAAATATACCGCACGCGCTCCGCTTCCGCTGGGTTGATTTTCAGGCTGTCCTTGCCGTCAAGGAAGTGATACCGTGACAGCGCGGCAAATAATTGAAATGAAGCTTGCGTATTTTGGGATTACAAACTCCGAGCTGGCGCGACGGCTCGGATGGTCCCCCCAGTTGCTTAACAAACGGCTGAATACCGGGAAATTTACCGTAGAAGAATGGGAGCGCATCGGAGAAGCACTTGGCTGCAAAGTCAACATCAAGTTTACGCTGCCAGATGGCACAGAAATTTAAAATCACAAGGCCGCCGGAGCACTTACGCTCCGGCGGCCTTGCTATGCCCGATTATTTATTATCCGTCAGCTGCTTGACCGACTGGTTAAGGCCCGTTGCCGCCCAGCCGGACACGATGCCGACGGCGGCAGCGTTAAGCCAGTCATGCGCCGGAAAGTCTGGCACGCCCATCGCCCAGGCGACGACGCCAAGGATCAGGCCGGCCGTGCCGCAGATGATCGGGATCCACTTGTCCGCGGCCTCGGTCGCCTTGACGGCCATGCCCAGCAGATACGCGATGGCGGTAATCGCCGCCACAGATGCAATGCCAAGTTCCATAATGATGTCCTCCTTTAATTTTTGTGCTCCAGATCGTCGATCCGGTGATTGGCCACTTTGATGCGCTCGCCGAGGAGCTCGGTGCACTCCTCCAGCTTATATGTACGCTCGATGACCTGGTTGTGCTTGTCCACTTTGCGCTCCAGCTGCCCGATGCGATACGCCTGCAGCTCGTCGCGCTTGTCCAGCTCCGCGATCAGCTTGCTGTGCTGCGCGCGGCTGTTGATGACGCCGACCACAATGGCGGCCGCCGCGCTGATCAGCGCGGCAAGGATAACCTCCGACATACGCGCCTCACTTTCCGCCGCCAGCGGCGCCCATCATCCGATGGCATACGATCATCGTGCGCAGCATATCCAGCGACAGATCCAGCTTGCCGCCGCCCGTACCGGCCAGCACGCCGCGGTCGATCAGCCGCTGCGTCTCCTTTCGCGCCCACGCGGGCACGTCGTCGATCGTGGCGTATCTGGGGCTGCGCGCGTCCGCGTACCGCTTGCCGATCACCATGCCGCGGATCATATCCAGCGACAGGTCCAGCCGTCCCTGATCGTCACCCTGCAGCGCGCCCGCGTCCATCAGCGCGCGCACCGTGTCCTGCGCCCAGCCGGGCACATCGTCAATGCTGTCGTATCTTACCATGTCGTCCTCGTCCTCCTCGTCTGTATTTTTTGCCGCCATCGCTGTGGCGACATCCGCCCGAAAGCCATCCATCGTCAGTCCAAACGCCCGCCACAGGTGCGTGGGGTCTGCGTGCGCGCTGGCGACGCCTCTTGCTGCGCCCTCGGCGTGGCTGATGATCACACCGCCCTCCAGCGGGTCGAGTGCGTACTGCGTGCAGAGCTGCGCGAAAAGCTCCACCGCCGCCGCATACGTCCCGCGCACGTGCGCCTCGGTCGCGGCTGGGTCAAGATCGCGCCAGTCAGCGCCGTGGCCGGTGTAGACGATGCTTGCAGGCTCGGTCATCTCGATGCCGATGTGGGTCTGGTTGGCGCTGCCCCCGCAGTGCCACGCGCGCAGGTTGTACGGCAGCGTGTGGTAGTACGTGCCGTCACGCTGCACAAATCCGTGCACGCACACGCTCTGCCCGTCCGGCTGATACGTATTATATCTGTGTGCCATGACCGCCGCATTGGGCTGCGGGCAGCCGATGCTGTGCAGCATAATGCCCTGCGGATGCAGCGGTGTCGCCACCTGATAGCACCTGTTTTTGGTGGAAAAAGCCTCGATGATATCCATTTGTAACCTCCGTCACAGCGCGCGGATGCGGTCTGCAAAGTCGCAGGCCATGATTTCTCCAGTCTGGCCGCTTTTTGCGCGGATCGCGTCGGCGATGTCGACAAACAACTCGCCAAGGTTTTCTATGTACTGAACTTTCTGCGAATCCGCAAATGCCGTCACGTGCTTGTCCATCCAATCCTTGCTCGGCTCCAAGCCAGCGCCAAAGGCGGCGGTCAGGTCGAACAGCATACAACTTGTGAACCAAAACGTCTTGTTGCCGCCGTCGTTGTTGTTGTAGTCAAAGCGGCACGGGTATGACCCGTCCGCAAAGCTGGTGCGATCAAACACCGCTGACAGGCGCACCCACGTTTCCGCCGCAACATTAAAAGCCATGTTTTGCGCTGCACAAGGCTCGGCAACCGGCCAATACCAATCGCAAGTCCCCTGCGTAACCGCCTCGAACCGTACCTTAAATGTTATATAATATTTGTGTGATGCAACCAGATTGTGCGCTGCGGATGTCAGTGTACATTCTCCAGCTCCGGATGGGATGATTTTGATGCTGGACGCAGCCCCATCACCCGGCGTAATGCTAGATAGCTGCCACGCGCAATTGCCACGTGTGGCCGGAAACCAGCCCTTGCCGCCATTTGCCACGATATTAGTCATAGATACAGTAGTAGCCATGATACGCCCCCTTAGTACGCGCTGTTGATCGCCACAGCGATCGCGCTGTCTACGTAAGATTTGATTGCGTTGGTAATCCCAAGATCGGCAAACAGTTCAGACGGCGTGCGGTAGTACACCCAGCCGCTGTCGTCCAGCACGGCGATCTTGCCGGGTACGCGGCCGAGGTCGGTTGCCTCCGTCGTTTGCAGCCACGTGCCGGTAAAGTACTTGCCGGAGATATTTCCCGTAAAAGTCCCGCCGGACTTGTCCATCTTGCCGGACAGCGCGGATTTAATCACCTTGTTCTGCACAGGGTTGGTAGACGTGTCCGACAGATCGGTGTCCACTATCACACCACCACCGGCAGGAATCGCTTTAATTTCCCACTTGTGCTTATTTACCGCAAGCACCTTACCGTCATCGGAATCATCAGGATTCGGGTCGGGCAGATAAGCCCCAAACAGCTCCACGGTCGCAGAGCCAAGAGCACCAATGCTTAGCACGACAGGGTAGTTAAGGATTGTACCTGTAAAAAGATAGTCGCTATCATTAAGCACAGACACATAGCCAGTGCTGAACGACACAGGAAAACCGCCAGTGCTGTCGGGCAATGTAATATTGAATTTCATCGGCTTGTTCGCCGCAAGATTCGCAAGAATTGAATCAAAACTTGCGTCAAAAGTCACTGAGTACCTACTTGCGCCATTTGATGCGTCATAGCCCAAATCGGACACTTTGGTCGATGTTACGGTAATGGCCTCGTGATCCGCAGCGAGGGCATCTACATACGCTTTTGTAGTCGCATCGTCATCTTCGGTCGGCGTGCCGATCTTCATGCGCGCGTACCCCTTATTAAGGGTACCGTCAAAACACTCCATTTTCACGGCGGTATCCCCATCTTGCTGAACCTGCACTGACTTCTCGGACGACGAAGGTTTCAAGTTAAGCAGTGGTGTATCGACCATCAGCTCCGACCGCACAACGTTCGTCGCGTATACAATCATCACGCGAGCTATACTATTCCGAGCACGAATCTCGCCCTCTACGTCAACGTTTCCAGTGCCCTCCGCGTTCTTTTTCACCTTTAGATCGCCAAAAATCGTGCCGCCGGTAACGTCCAGTTTTCCGTCTAGCGCCGTTTTTTCTGCCTTGGTGTCAAGCGCCGCCTTTATCAGCGCGACAAGTTCCGCAGCCGCGGCCCGCTCAACATACTTCCAATCACTCATACCACCACTCCTTTCATCAGTTAGCGTCCCAGATGGTCTGCATCTCGGCAGCCGTCATTGGTGTCAGGCCGTCCAGCTTGGTCTTGTCTGCGGCAGACATCAGACCAGCCGCGGACTGCGTGGCCGTCGCTGTGCTGGCTTTTCCGGCCAGTGCGGCTGTGATGACTTTATTTTGGACGGGGTTGGTGCTGGTCGTTGATAGCGCGCTGTCCACGTCGATCGTGCCGCCACCGCCGCCGGAAGGCGACGATCCGGACGGCCCGCTATCTGATGTGTTGTAGCTGCTGCTGGATTCGACGCTGTTCCCAACCGACGTTTTCCCGGAAAACACGAACGTGTAGTTCGTGATGATCGACGGGTATTCCCGGCCGTTGATGTCCTTGACGATGACCTTGTCGAAAATATCAAGCCGCGGGTCGGCCGGAAGATCGCCGGAGAACTTATAGATTGGCTTGTTTTTCAGCTGCTCGTGCACCGTCTCCGCGACTGCTTCAGCAGCGACCGTGACTGACCCGGCCGGCCCTTCGATACCAAGCCACAGGTTGTCGTCGTTCAGCTCAATGACATAGCCGCCGGAACCGGAAAAGTATGTGTGTTCCTGCCCGTCGCTGGCGAACGTCTTTTTCACGCGAACGCCTGTAACTTCCACCGGCGTACTTGCCACTTCCAGTTTGTTAATCCACTGTGTTAACGTCACATCTGCTGTAGATGTAATCGGTCGCACATACAGTGCATTCCCAGACACCACGGCATTGCCACCGCAGGCCAGCGCAATTGCTTCGATCACCTGCCGGATGGTGTGCTGTGTGTCCACGGTCGCCAGTGCGTTATATCCCAAGTCGCCATCAATCGCGCTGGGCGTCAGGCCGAGCCGAGTCGCTGCCAGCCTCCACAGCTCTATGTAATTGTGCTCCCCCTGCATCTCCGCAGGGCACAGCACATCCGCTTCCCTCATGGCATCGTAGCAAGTAAGCGTGGTAACTTCGTGCACGGTTTCCACTTCATAAACCTTAAAGCTGCCCATTGGAACCAAGTATCCATTGCCGTCGATTTTGATATCTGCCTTTAGGTGCACGGTCGCTCCTTCGTATAGATTCCGGTTATCGACGTTTTGCCACCCACCATCGTACATTTCAATTGTTGCGCATTTGCACGCGGAAAGCCCGACCGGGTAACTGCCGGATGATATCTGCGCTGTGATTTTCGTTCCACCAGGACGAAAACACTCCCCGTCTACCTGTAGGTGCTCCCCCGCCTTGAGCGTCACAGTTGCGCTGCCATAATACGCCAATGTCACATCGTGATCCCACGTAAAAGTCGCTTCAACCACGAAGTTTGTCTGCGACGGGTAGGCGCTTGTAATTTGACTGTCGACTGTTCGCATTCATGTCACCCCCAATCACGTCAGCGGATTGACGCTGACCATGTTAAAATCCAGGGACGTAAACAGCTCCTTGCCTTCGTTCAGGCGCCCGATATTCAGCTGCCCTTTGCCGACGTAAAACCACGCCTGACACCACGCGCCGTAGTAAGCGGAAAAATAGTGCAGCTGGAATTGCTGGCCTTTGGCGATGATCTTCAGGATCTGCGACAGCATAGTTTTACTGACAGCCGCTCGGCTATATCCAAGTGCTTCGACCGTGAACAGCGGACTGACAACGGCCGCGCCGGTCTGGGTGCGGCCGCTGTCCTCCGTGTAAGTTGTTTCAAAGTCGTACGTCAGCGCGCCGGAATCCGGCTGCGGAAGTACCAGCCAGTCATCCGACGGACTTTTTCGAATTTTAATGTATTCCTGTGCCATGTGTTACACCGTTACAAGCGGGTTTTTACCCGTTTGCCCTTTCCGCAATTTTGCTTCGGTGATTACTTCATCAAACAGCGTGCGACGATCCAACCGGGCGATAAATTCGTATCGGCTGCCGGCACCGCCGGCTTCTTCGCGCACAATCTGGCGCAGCAGAGATTCCGGCGCTTCCAGGTTGTTGCCGTTGCGCTGGTCGCCCAACACGGCCAAGAACTGCCGGTTCGCCGGGATGACCGCGCCGCGCGCCAGCATCGGGATCTGCGGAACTGGCAGTGGATTCACTCCCCACAAACTCTGGAACGGGGAAATGCCAAGGAAACTGGCGTTTCGGATCATATTCAGCATGGAATTGATCCTGTTGAACGGCACGGCGATGATCGTGTTCATGCCACGAATAATAGCATTGACGACCGTGCGGAAGGTGTTTTCGATGCCTTCCTTGATGCCGGACCAGATGCGGCCACCAGTGGAAAACACATCCTTGACCTTCTGCCAGGCATCGCGGAATTTGCCCTGAAACCATTCCGGCACGGATTTGAACGCGTTTTTGATGCCCTCCCAGGCGGATGAAGCACCGGAAGCGACCTTTTCCCATAGGCCGCTGAACCAGTCCTTTACGGCCGTCCATTTTTCGATGACCCAATCCACTGCCGCCGCGACGCCAGCTTCCACATTGGCGAGGTGCTGCTCAAAAGCCGCATCGATACTGCTGATCGTTTTACTGATCCAGTCCTTTATGGACGTCCATTTTGCGACGATCCACACGACCACTGCAGCTATAGCGGCAATCAGCAGAGGTATCCACGCCCCCGTGATGATAGCAATAGCACCGCCAATAGTTAGTAACGCCACGGTAATAGCCGTAAGGTTCTTGCTGTTGAAGCCGTTTTTAATCACATCACGAATTGCCACGCCAAGAAGGACAAGCCCCGCGACGATTGCCGTGATTGCTCCGCCAAGCACACCAAATGCCAGCCCCAGCCCAGTTACAGCCGCAGCAGCGCCGATGATGTACCCTGTCAGAGTGTCGAAATTTATGCCGTTTTTAAGCATATCGACAACGTTGATGGCCATCAGGACAGCCCCCGCGACAGCAAGCGCCAGCTGCTTTGCCTTCGACAAATTCCCCAGGAACTTCTTTCCGATTTTCCACGCAGCGAATCCAGCGGCCACCGCCGCCACATACGGTGACAGCTCGCGGACAACGGCTGCAATCTTGCCAATTTTTCCGGTGTCGACCTGATCGGACAAATCGAATTTCGGCGCTATGCCAGACGAGCCACCTCCGCCGCCGGAACTATCTTTGGATTCCCATCGGTTCATTTCATCCAAACCGGAAAGCTGCTTCTTCGTCTTTTCAGCCGCATCACCAGCGGCCTTGGTTGCGGAAGCCTGATTATACAGTGCCTTCGCAGATGCATCCGCTTGTGACGCCGTTTTGCCAAACAGCGAATTTATAAACACGGACACAACGGCAGTCAATTTGGCAAGCCACGCCAGAAGCGTTCGAATTGCCGGCAAAATATAGTTGTAGATCGGTGCAAAAGCGGAAATCAGATTACCCCTGATCTGCGCCAAAGATGTTGACATTTGTTTGTCCGCTCCGATTGTGCTTAGCAGCATTTTGCGCATCGTACGCAGCGCTTTGGTAATCATGGTGAAAATGAAGACGCGCTTTGCTAAGCCGGCAATTCGTTTGGTGAATTTCTTAAATTGTTCTGACACATTCTGCGTCGTCAAAGCTGCAAGGCGCTGCTTTCCCACATATTCGCTTACGGCAGCGCTGGCTTTTTCCTGCGCGATCTGGCTGCTTTCCAGATTAAGCTGCGCCATTTTCAACTGCTGCGTCGTTTTCTGGATCGCTTCACCGGTTTCCTGCGATACCGTCCCGGTGCTTCTGGTTTTCTTTTCGCTTTCTTCGACGGCCCGCAGCTCCGCGAGCTGCTTTCTCAATTCGTCGACCTTCTGTGCGGCCTTGTCCACATTGTTCGCGGCCTTTTTCGCGTTGTTTTCCAGCTTCGCAAGCCCCGCGTCAAACTTGCCGCTATCAATCGCTGCTTCATATACCAGATCGCCGACAACATCAGCCATCGCGCACACCCCCTGTCATCAGCTGCCGGATGAATTCATCTTCGTCGTCGGTCAGATGCGCCGACTTGAAATCGATCAATTCCCGGTTTTCGTCGTAGTATTCGCGTTCCCACTTTTCCAGCTTCTTGTGCTTGCGCAGCTTCCGCCGGATATCCAGGATCGTGGAAAACGTGCAGTCACCGATCTCCATATAATATCCGATGAACGTCCACCAGTGCATATACGGCAGTGCGCGCACGTCCCGCCCGGCTACGCGGTTGATCGGTGCAATGATCATCGGGAAATCCTGCTCCCAGTCCATCTGCTTCGGCTGTTGCCGCTGGTCGCCGCGATCCATGCCGCCGTCCAGAAACCACAGCATGAATTTCACCGCGGCGGCCATGTCCGTGATCTGATCCCAGTCCGGATAAAAGATCTTGACCGCCACTTCGGCGCGATCCTGATCTGTCAGCTCTGGGTCATTCAACGCGGCGCAGATGTCCAGAATTTCGCGAAAGTCGCTTCGGATACGAAAACACCGGCCGCCGATACACGCTGTCTTCGGCAGGCCGGTATTCATGATCTGCGCTTCTTCCTGCGCTGACCGCCGCCGTTGTATTTATCCAGGTATTTCGCCTGACGCTTCTGCGCGGCAGCGGTCGCAGCGTCCATCTCGCGCCGGATCTGGCGCGAAACTGCTTCCAGGAACGAAATGATTTGCAGGGAACCGGACGGCGTGAGCGAAACGCAGTAGGCTTTGCCGAACACTGTATCGCAGACGGGCGAAGGGAACGCCGCGTCCACCTGTTCGCGTGCGTAGGCGTCCAGTTCGCGGATCGTCGTGCGGGCGTCCGTATCGCTTTCCTGCGTGCCCATTTCGTCGGCTTTGGCCTTGATCGCCATCGCTGCCGCTTCCAGCCGGTCGATGATACCGATGTCGTTCGGGTCAAAATAGATCTTCCGGTTTGCGTCGCCGTTAATGGTGAACGCTTTCAGGCCGGTTTCAAAGGAAATGTTATTGCTCACGCCGTCACCCCCTTATGCCGTCGCCTTCGTGAACGTGGCCACGCCGTCCGCAATGGCCGCCGTGCCGACCGTGCGCGTGCCGCCGTAGGTCACGTCAAACGGCATATCCACCGTCTTGTCGCCGCCCAGAGACTTCACTTCGATCGCGCAGCCGCTATATCGTTCGGCGAACATCGCCGTGTCCTTCGTGCCGGCATAGCAGTGCACGATCATCATATCCTGTTCGGCCAGCGCTGCGACATCCTGTTCCTTGATTGCCAGCTGCCACAGCTTCGTCAGCGCGGTTTCGCCGGCGTCCAGATTGCACGGGTCAAAGGTCTGCGTGATGGTCGGCGCGGACATGGTGGTAAACGTGTTGCCCAGGATGTCCTGCGTGGTCTCCTTGTTCCAGTCATATTCCTGACTGCTGTCTTCCACGCGCTTGCCGATGATCGACCAAACCGGCGCGGAAGACGTACCGGTATTCAGGAAGGCCATCAGCAGCTTGCGGGCGATCGTCTGACCCGCAGTGGTGTTAAAAGTCGTACTTTCAGGCATAATGCATCACCTTTCAAAATTGTTGTCGTACCGCATCGACAGGGACACGGCCCAGTCTTCCACACCATCGGCATAGCACCCGGCCAGATAGGCCGCCGACACCTGTACAAATGCAGTGATCGTCCGGCCATCTCCGAGGTCTGGCCACGCGGCAAGCGTGTGCTGCTGGCCGTCCGCCGTGATCGGCTGTTTTTCCAGCCATCGCGCCAGCTTGTCCAGCCAGCCCTTGATGTGGATGCGGTCAGTTTCCGACTGCGGTACGGCGCGATATACCACCTGGAACGCATAGTTGCATTTCTGGTACACACCGCCCATGATGTCGGTCGTTTCGCTGATCACCGTCGCAGCAGCGGACGGATAGATCCCGACGCCGGACTTGTCGCCCAACTCGCCGAACCGGATTTCCCGCGCTCCAATGGCCGGGAAATCATTCAGCAAGCCGCTCAGGATCGTTGAAAAATCTTTTGTGTCAACCATTTGATTCCCCCAGGATGATCCGTTTGCAGCCATCCGCCCATTCTTTTCCGTGTTCGTTTTGCGCGACTTCCGCCCAGTGCGGCACGCCGGTCGAAAACCGCAGGTCACGGTCAGTTACAACTTTCACGGCGCCCTTGCGCGCCCACGGTGAACCGGTTTCCGGGTCGACCATGACCTTACCCATATACAGATACCGCGCATACGGACCGGGGAACACGACCTGCCGTCCGCCTTCTGCGACGTATGAACGCTGCTGCAGGCTGCCGGTTTTCAGCGGCATATACAGCTTGCTGTCCGCCAACACCTGCTGGCCGAGCCATTCCTGCGCTTTGGCGAATCGCGGGCCGTATTTGGCGAACCGGAGATTTACCCGGACGTGCCCCTTGACATAGCTGACGTTCTTATAGTGCTTGATGTCGCTCATGACGCAGTTACCTCAAAGTGCGCAATCAGCGGAAACCACGCGCAGGATGTGATGCGGTGGCACTCCGTGACTTTGCACAGCACATCGTATTCCGCCCAGTCGTGCTCGCCGCGGCAGAAATAGTCGCCGGGCTGAAACGCAATCAGGCCGCTGCGGTCATCCGCCGCCTGATACACTTCCGGCGGCGCATAGGTCAACGCGCCGATGGACGCTTTCGGCACAAGCAGCAGCACATAGTGCCCGGGCACGTCGCCTGTCGTGCCGGGCGTCATGGCCGTTTTTGCTTCCACCTTGACGCCGGCAAGCACGTGCCGCACCCACGTATCGGCCTGACCGCGCGCGCCGCGCACGCGCGAAAAAAGCGTGATCGTATCGCCATGCAGCAGCATCAGCACGTCACCCCCGCGTACAGCACAAGGACGCCATCCACGGCCACGCCGGAAAGCCAGCGCCGAAGCAAGTCAAACACCAGCGCGTCTCGCGCTGCTATGGTCTTTGCGGCGGTCGTGTAGCAGCTGTCAGCCGCTTTATATGTGATCGATTCGCTGCCGGACGACACCGACGCCACAGGGCCGGCGGTTTTTACGCCGCCGACGTCTGCGGTTTCAGCCGCGCTGTCACGTGCCTGGTCAATGCGGTAAAGGCATTCGGCCAGTTCGCACGCGCAGTCCTGCAGCTTTTCGGCGTCGGTCGTGGATTCCGGCAGCGTGCCGCCGAAGCGGCCAAACGTAAAGCGGTCGATCTCCCGCGACGCCGCACGCAGGTAGCGGGCAGCAGTCACTTCGTCGCGGAAAGGGGACAGATCGTCCCCGTACCGCTTTACGTATGTGTCAAAATCCGCGTACACCGTGGTTCACCTGCCGATCACGCGCTCGCGTAGGACTTCACGTGCACCTGCGCAGCGTCCAGCACACGCAGGGCGGCGTTTTCCTCGACCTGCGCCTTGCTGCCGGCGAAAAGCTCGGAGTCGACCATGCGGACGATGCTGAAGTTATCGCCGACACCGAAGGCGTTCGGATCGTACATGATGAATTCTACCTTCGCCAGGTTCGCCGCCGTGACGCTGGCCTTCGTACCGCCGTGCGGATAGTAGGCAAGATCAGCAGACGACGCGAAGCCGTTGACTTCGATCCAGGTAAAGCCCATGAAGCTGCCGACCTGCCCGCCGGCAGCGGCGGCAAGCAGCATCTCGTTGGACGTCGGGATGTACTTCTCACCGGCGAACTCCAGCATCGTGGCAAAGAAGTCCGGACTGCAAAGCACGATGGTGGGATTGGCTTTCGCCTTGACCATGGCTTTGCGTTCGGCCAGTACCTGCGCCTTGAAGTTGGCCGCAGTGGTCTTCGTGGTGTTGGTGGATGCCGTGCCCTCGGAGATCAGGCAGGCCAGCGCGCACTGATTCTTTGCCTCCGCGACTTCGCGGGTGGCAAGGGCCAGATGCTCCTCGGCAATCGGGAACGCCACAGCGGCCGCCTGCACGCCGTAGATCTTCTTAGATGCCTGCAGGTTGTTGTTGAAAACAGCCTGAACCAGCGTGTCAGCGGCAGCGGTGTCCGTGAAGTCACGGCCGGGCGTGCCGACAGACGCGGCGGTGGAGGTCAGCTTGTGCCAGTAGCAGCCGCCGGCGCCGTCGACCATCACGTCCTGATAGGTCACGCCAGGCACAAGCCAGGTCTTATAAAACAGGTTGGGAAGAACAGTTGCCTTGTACTGTTCATCGACATACATGGATCCATACTGGATAGACATAGATCATCATTTCCTTTCGTAGTCTTAGCCCCTGAAAAACGGGTTGTTTTTGTATTTCTGGGCTACGTATTCTTTTGCGCCCCCCGCCGGCGGCACCATGCCGCTGTGATCGGACGAAAAGCGCGCCTTGCTGGCGGGATCGGCCACAAGGATACCGGGGATCTCCTTGCCGTTCTGATCGGTGACAAGGCCGGTAAACAGGTCGTCGATCGACTTGCCGCGCGCATCGTCGGACCCCAGTGCTGTCACCAGCTTGTCCGTGATGGTTTCGCGCGTGATGTCGTTGACGAAATGCTTGCCCGACAGGAACGTGTCCACCGTACTGCGCAGCTTCACGGCGGCAGCGTCCTTCTTGCGGTTGTCCCGCTCGGTCTGCAGGTCATTGGTCAGGGTCGTGATCTGACCTTTCAGCGCTGCGACATCCACGCCGTCAAAGGCGGCAAGCTTGCCTTGCACGTCTTTCAGCGATGTGTCCAGCGCGTCGTGGCGTTCCTGCAGCTTGGTGAATTCCGCCACGGTCTTGTAGTTTTCGGCGACGGCCTTGCGCAGATCCGCCGCCTTTCCTTCCGGAATCGTGATACCGAAGTCGGAAAGAATGGTCTCGATGTTCTTCATGCGTAATCCTCCTGAACGTGATTTTTAACAGCCCGTCGGCTGTGTGGATTGAGCCGGATGAACCACCGGCGGGGTCGTGATATAGCAAAGGGGCAGCCGGTTTCTCGGTTGCCCCTGCGTATCCTGATTCGATTTTGGGTATAAGAAAACCACCTTGCCGATTGGTAAGATGGTTTCTCGAATTATTATGTGAAATAAATTTCGCTAAAATTTATCCGATTGTTTATTCCACGATATGTTCATAAGTGATCTTTTCAATATCCGTTGCTTTGATGAACTCTGTTGTATCCTCAATCTCATGCAGCCGCTCCGGCGGGTAGTCAATATCAACCAGATATACATCCCCCGAATAGACCCCCACGATTGTGCCCTCTCTCCCATCCTTCAATCGAACACAATCATATTCTTTTGGCCTCTGCATATCATTTTTCCCTCCTCATCTGTCCACAAATGCCGTCGTCATGCGCGGAGTTCTATCCTCCGGGGCGATGATCCATCCTGTTCTAATCGGGACATAGCGTCCATTTGCGCCCTTCACCAGCATTCGCACGGTAAATTTCTCCCCATGCTCTGTGGTTGTTTTCCCGCTGGCCTTATACCTGCCAACGCCCGCCATAATCTCCTGCATAAGCAGCTTGTAATTGTTTGCATTATACCCCAGCGCCGCCTGAAATACAACCGCCTTATCTCGCCCACTAGCGCCCTCCTTCATATTAAGCGAATAGTTCAACAGCTTTTCTTTTACACCGTGCGCATATTCGTGCTTTGGAAGAAGTTCTGCAGGATCTTTCGCCATATGCTCGGCGTTAAACTCGGCTATCATTTTGTCGACGCGCTTTTGCTCTCGCACCGCCGCGGACGCGGTTGACGCCGCCGAGCGATCCCAACCCGCAACAGCCAGCCGCTCGTGATACGGTTTCAGGTCGTTATCGGCGCAGAACTTCGTGTAGGCCGCGTTCTGCTCCTGCAGGCGCTTGGCGGACTGCGTGTATTTTTCCTGCAGTTTTGCCTTGGCCGCCGGATCTTCGCAGTTTTTCACGGCTGTGTGCAGCGCCGCACACTTGCGCTTCTGCGCCCGGATGCGGCGTTCCATCGCACGCTGCGTCTGCGACAGCTCATACGCGCGTCGGTTGGCTTCGGTATCGATCGGCTTGTTATTGTTCCGGCTAACGCCAGGCAGGAACGGTGTGAAGGAATGGCGGCAGTTATAGCCGCACAGGCCCAGCGGATTTTCCGGGTAGCCGGTCGCATCCAGCAGGTTATCGAACTGCGCGTCCTTGCCAGCGATGCAGTACACCTTGCCCTGCCAGCCGGCATGATCGGCGATCGGATCGGTATCGGATACACGCGCGCCCAGATGCTGCGACACCAGCACATGATTCCAGCCCATGTCTTTGCACTGCTGGATCGTCATGTTACCGGATGACTGCGCCACGCCCGTGCGGATGCAGCGCAGTACCGCCACTTCCAGCGTGTCCTTATGGCCGGACAGATAGCGCACGATTGGCTGTACCCGCCCCAGCTCTTTTATGCCCTCCAGCATAGCGGCGGTGTAGGACTGCGCACCGGTACGTACCCTCCAATATGCAGCGTCACAGATGTCGATAAACGCCTGATTGGTCGCGCCGGCCGTTGTGCGCGTGATGTTTGAAATTTCGCCTACCGTGCGCTCATAGGCATCCGTGATGATCGCCATCATGCCGGACGAGAGGCCGGAAAACGTCACGGCGGCGGCTTCTGCATCCGCTTTTGCTGCCTGAATGCCGCTGTCCTTGAAGATCTTTGCGATTTCCTGCTGCGATTTGCCGGTGCTTTTGGCCAACGCCTTCTGGATTTCGTCCAGATTCCCGCCGGCCTGTTTCAGCACCCACGCCTGCCATTCATCCGTGCCGGTCAGCAGCTTTTCTTCGCCGCGGCCGAAGCGGATCATGAAGCGCTCGATCATGTCGCGGGCGATCCATTCTGTCAGGTCGTCCAGCAGCGGCAGCAGGGTTTCGCCGATCTCCTGGAACTGTTCCGGGGTGATCATTCGGTATCAGGGAACAGCCCCGGTTTCGCCGTGTTGGCTTCGGCATAGGCCGCTTTCGCATCGTCTTCGCTGAATCCTTCAAAGCGCACCAGATACATCCACCACGGCAAAACGCCGAGCTGGCAAAGGCTTTTTGTGTTCTGCCGGTCTTCTTCGTAGCTGTATGTGATGTCTCCGAAATTGTACGCCACGGTATAGGTGCCATACGGCGCCAGATCGTAGATATCAGCGTAGTCGTTCAGCGCCTGAATCAGATCATCCACAGCTGCCTGGATGCGGTCGCGGATGTCCTTGATGCGCTGGATGGTGCGGCGGTCATCAGCTTCCACCTGCGTTGCGGTGGCAAGGCCCTGCTTTTCGTTATAGCTAAAATAGCCTTCCGAAAAGCCGCATTTGGTCGACAGGCTTTGCAGCAGCATATTGATGCCGGTCTGGCGTTCGCCGGTTTTCAGCTTGCGGTCGATTTCCTGATAGAAACTTTCGGCCGCCGAGCCGGCAACGTTTTGCACATAGCGCGGCAGCCGCACGGAAACATTCTTCCGCCCTGGTTCGCGCAGCAGACGGTCATCCACAAGGGCGATCGACCGGGAATCCTGAATTTCGTCCACCATGGCAGACCATGCAACATCCAGCCCACGCAGTTCCGGCAGGGCGTTGGCATAGATGGACATACCGCAGGCGCCGCCGTCGATGTTGTTGGCATCTGGCATGGTGCACACGGCAAACAGTGGCGCGGTATCATCCAGCACGGCGTCCGGCAGGATGCCCACCCAATCCGGCACTTCATCCAGATTCACACGGGATGCCGCTGTTTTGCCCTTCGCCAGCCGGAACGCGCGGTTGGAAACCACATAATGCGTCCCTTCGTAGCGGTGGTATTCGGCCTTGACGTAGTAATAATCCGGCGTTGCCTTCGTGTCATACAGCACGACGCCGATCACACGCTTGCGGTTATCCACAGCCGTGATCGTAAATTCCGGCGGCGTGTACAGACCGATGCTGTCCGGCGTGGGTTTCAGCAGGAACATACCGGCGGCGCAGCCAACGTCCACCATGTCACGCAGGAACGGAATCAGTTCTTCGTTCAGACGTTCCTGCAGCCAATCCGCGCGGGCCGAGCCGGACAGTTCGACGCTGACACCCATCGTCGCAAGGCGCGCAGCTTCGCCGGTCACTGCCTTTGCAAAATTGATGGTGCGATCCTGATCGTTTGCCCACGGCGGGGTGCCCATCCAGATCTGCATCCACAGGTCTTCCGCTTCGCGCATTTCCGGCGTTACCAGCGGTGCGATGCGGAATTCTTCGCGGATCTGTTTCTTCACGCTGTCCAGCGGGATATTGATTTTCACAGGCAGCCAACCTCCTTGAACACTTCGCACATTTTCGGAAACTGCGAAGCAATCCAGTCCACGTATGTTTCGTCATGGCCGTATTCCGGATGCGTAAAGTTTTCGGACAGCCCGCTTTCAAACAGAAATGCATGAATGATCTCATGACGCATAACTTTTTTCTGATAGACGCTAAAGTCTTTCAGGTCGCAGTCTTTGGCCTTTTTTGAAATAACAATGGTCTTTACCGTTTTGTCGCAGTAACCATCGCATTTTTCAAGCATTGCATCTTCGGCCGCCGTGGCTTCAATGATTTCATATTCCGTCCCCAAAATATTTACAGTCATGCACTTGCCCCCCTGCGCATCGTCAGCGGTTCTAGTGCGTACCGCGTGGCGTCAATGCTATGGTTATTCACGTCCGGGTATCCGGTGACGACGTTGCCGTCCCGGTCCCGCTCGTATTCATACTCTGAAAATTCCTTTGCCGCATTCGGGCAGCGCACCGGGTCGATGATGATGCGCCGGCGTTGCAGCCACTTCATGCCATGTTCGATTGACCCCGGACCTTTGACAGCGCCGGTGACGGGCAGGCCCATTTCGCGGTGATCGTTGACGCTTTTCGGTTCGGCCGAATCGGCCGTGATGGCGTAATCATCATAGCCGTGTTCGATGATCCAGCGCGCTGTCTGTTCGTTCGATTCCTTGTTGGCATAGTGTTCCGCGAAGATATACACCGCCTCGCGGTCGCTGTCGTAGTAGCAACGGATGAAGCAGTACGGATCTGGATACCAGCCCCAGTCCTCGCCCTGAAAGATGCGGTCGAAATGCGAAATTTCTTCGTCTGTGATCTCCCGCAGCTCCAGATAGTCAAATACACTGCCACCGTCGCCATTGGCTACGCCTTCGTATTCGTGTTCGTATGCTGCCGGGTTGACCTCTTTCAGGTGCTCCGCGTCGGCGATAAACTTCGCACCAAGCCATTCCGGCGGTGCTTCTGTGTAGCTGGAATGATGGAAAACGCGCCCTGGATTCGGGACAAGCCGTTCCTTGTTGACCCAGCTGGATTTGCTTTTTGGCGGGTTATAGGACGAAAAGTCGTAAGAATCCGCGCCGCCACGCAGCACAGACTGGTTAATAGAACGTTCTTCTTCCGGCCCGCAAAGCTGGTCTTTTTCTTCCTTCCACAGGATGCCGATATACCCAAACGGCGGCTTAATGGATTTCAGCTTCAACGGGTCGTCACAGCCGCGAAAATAAATCGTCTGGCCGGTTTCTTTCAGCACGATTTCCAGCGGCGATAGCTTGCAGTTGAATTCATCATACAGCCCCAGCTCATTGATCGCCCATTTCATTTGGGCATACACGCTGTCTTTCAGGGTGTTGCCCATCTTGCGGATGATACAGGCATGCATCGTCGGGTTGTTTTTCAGCAGCTCGACGATTTTCAGGGATATATACGACGATTTCAGGCCGCCGCGGCCGCCTTCAAAGACATACGTCATGTTCGGCTGAATGCGCCGGTTGATGTCGACGAACGCCCTGCCAAGGACACGCGCCGGCAGCTCATAATGTGCGGATGCGCGCGCCGCTGCCTTTGTTTCCTGCTCTTCCTTGATGCGCAGCGACTTCTCAAGGTCGCCGGCTGCGCGTAGACGGTCGGCGATGGAGGTTTCGATGCCGAACTGGTCTTTTTCCTGCCCACGCATGATCGCCGTGCGCAGCTCCTGGATCTCTTTCAGGGATGCCGTGCGCTCGGATTCGATTTTTTCCTGCCGCCGCGCTATATAGATTTTTATGTCAGGTTTTGTCAGGTTTTCCGCGCCGATGGATTTGGCGGTTTTCGCCGAGTACCCTGCTCTGCGCGCCGCCTCGGTCGCGTTGCCCAATTCGATGTAAAAATCCGCAAAAGCGCGCTGCTTTGGCGTGAGATTCATGGGATCACCCGCTATAGATTTTCGCCAGCGTTTTTACGACATCCGCCATGCTGTAAGTCTCCAGTACGCGCGTGCTGATATGCTTCCCGGTTTCATCGGTTTCTGCCTTTTCCAGCACGTATTTTGTTACCATCCGGCCAAGCCGCTCGGAGTAGTGCTGTAACTGATTGACTTTGTAATGCTCGCCGCGCTGGTTCAGCGCCGCCTGCAGTTTGTAGGTAAGTTGTTTCAGATTCATAACCGCACCAGAATGCACAAAGCACCGAACCCGAAACCGGGCCGGTGCTTTGCTTTGTTGAGAGACATGAGAAAACCGGAGTTGACAGAGACAAGAGAAAAAGCCATGCGTACATTCTGCAAAAAGGATCAAAGGAAGAGAGGTATATCACAAAGTGACTTGCGGGACCGGTCTCTCTCGCAATCCCGCGATATCACTTTAACACAGATTTTCGAAAAAATCGTCTCACTTTTTTCTCATCTTTTCGTCAACTCTCCGTTAGGCCATACATGATGATCGTGAAATTCCGCAGCGCGCTGTCTTTCCAACGGTATGCCGTTGGCTTCTCGATGGCCAATTCCCGGCACAGCCGCTCAACGCCGCCGATGCACGGCGTGATGTAAAAGCGCTGCAGCACGCAGCGGTCACGCTCTGAGAGCTGATTCAAGGCACGATCCACGCGGCGCACCCGGTTCTCGGTCAAGCGCTGCGCCTCTTCCAGCCGCTCACGTTTCAGGATGTTGTTGACGAGCGCATCGTCCCTGCCATTTGAGCCACCGGCGACCGGGCTGCCGTCCGCCGAGGCACTGCGGATACTCGTGATCTCCGTTGCCAAGTCAGCGATCTGATCGCTGATGTTTGCAATTGCCGCCTTTCGGTTCATGTAGTTACGCAGCTCATCAGCCGCCTCCCGCTTCCAATCCAACATCCTCACCTCCTTTGTCAGTCATCCCAAGCGACCCATCTTGTCGATGTAAGTGCCCGCCACAGCGCATCTGCGTTTTCCAGCGTCTGCGCGATGAACGTCTCGCTGTCAAAATCATAACGCACCACCTTGCCGGCTTCATCCGTCAGCAGCACTTCATTTGCCGCCACAACGGCCTGCACATCATCCGGAAGGCCGATAATCATTTTCTCCCGCGTTTGCCACAACGCCGTGCTTCCATACATCAGCGGTGTGGCTTTTGCCTCCTGGATAGTGGGCACCGCCAGCGCTTCACCCATGCGCTGGAGCGCTGCGTCCAGCAGCACAGCCTGTTCAATCCGCCCGCTTTCCCGAACGCTCACCGCTTCTTCTTCCGGTATCCGGCCGAGCATGCGCACCACTTCCGCCAGCAACTCCCGGCCGTTAGTTCGCTGCAGCATATCAACCTGTGCGCCGTATGCCCATTCGCGGCCAACCATGCCAATAACGCCGCCGGTCTCGTAGATCAACAGCTGATATCCCTTCGCTTCTTTCGCAGCCAACCGCGCCACGCCTTTGTAATTCATCATTTCACACTGCCTCGCTCCCCGGGACAATGCGGTCCCAGCACTCTGTGCATATCTGCGGCACGCTTTTCTTTGTATTCCAGTTCTTTTCGCATAGACATTCAGTGCTGTTCTCCGGCTCGTATCCGTATTCCTCCGGACATCCCGCGCACCCGCCGATGAAGCGTGCATCCACCTTGTCCGGATGCTCGCGCGCCAACAGATCGCGGAACGAATATCCGCATGCTGCATTTTTGATTCCCTGCATTGATTTCAGAAACGAATCCCAGCTTGCAGCCGGAACGCCGACATAGTCACACCACGCGCGTTCCAGCTTCGCGCCGGCGGATTCCACCCAGTCCGGAAGGAACACAACGTAGTCCACCGCCTCCATCTCAGCGAAGCAGATGCGCATATAGTCCAGCTTGGTCAGCCCCTCCGGCGCTGTGGCCGGATTGATGACCGTCGCGCCCAGCCGCTCAAGCTGTGCAGCCGCTCGGGCGAATTTCCCCTTATAGTCCGGATCCCCGGCGATTTTCCCTGATATGTAGATTTTCATGGTTGTCCTCCTTTCACGATTCGATTCGGCCCTTAAAAGCATCGATCAGCTTCTCCGCAGCCGCTCGGAGCTTTGTCTGGTTCTCGCCGCTGGCCTTTGCGATCAGCGCCAGCATGTCGTTCAGATTCCCCTGCACGGTATCAAACACGATCTTGAACTGTGCCACCGTCACGTCGCTCATCTCCAGCTTCCGGCGCGCCTCCTGCAGCTCCAGCTTCAGGCCGTCGCGCTCTTTGGCCACGTCCGCCGTAGCGGTCTCCAGCTTGTCCTCGGCGGCCTTGGCCGTTGCCTCCGCCTGCTCGCGCGCCTTTTCCGCCTTCTGCAGCTTCTTTTCCAGCCGCTCAAGCTCTTTCTTCGCCGCCGCCTTTTCTTCCTCGCGCGCTTTTGCCACAGCGCCCTCGTCCACCTGCACGGCCACCTCAACCGGCCGGCTCTCCAGCGTGCGGATGTTCTCCTGCAGTGCCCGGATCTTCGCCTGCGTCTCCTCCAGCTCCCGGCGGCGTGCCTCGGCCTCCTGCGTCGCCGTCTCTGCGTCTTTTTTCAGCCGCTCCGCCGCGCCCATCTGCTCGGCAAGCTTTTTCTCGTACAGATCCCGCTCGGCCTCGGCATCCTTCTTTGCCTGGATCAGCTCGTCCAGCTCCCGCGCCGACATGTGCTCCACATCGTGCTCCTCGGCGAAGCTCTCCCGCTCGCTTTCCGGCAGCGCGAGCAGCCGCAAAGCGTTGGAAATGCTCAAATTATTCAACGTTGGGTAATTTGATTCCGCCCCGAAAAGGGTCTGCTGCTGTGCCCCGTACTCGCGGTACAGCGTCATAAAGCGCGATGCCGTGCTCTGGCTGAACTCCGTCTGCGCCTTCAGGTACGGCAGCCACTCTCCGTGGCCGATCATCTCCTTCACTTCACACAGCCGCCGTCCGATCTCGATGCCGAACCACAGCGTCATCTGCTTTGCCTGCGCCGTCAGGCCGCGGATCTCTGCGCCCACGGTCTCCGGCGTTCGCTTAATATCCAGTTGTTCGTTCATGCCGTTTTCTCCTTCGATTCTGCAATTACCGGCCGCCCCTTCTTGTCTCGGCGGCTGCCGTTGTGTACCCATGCAAGCCACGCATCCAGAAACCACCCATACCGCTCCCCCGGGTCCTGCGCGTGCGCGTACCCTTCGTTTCTGTACCCGTGCACTTGCCGGATCGTATCGCTTCCTGTCAGTTCGATGGTCATCCATGGACGCTCCGGCCGCTTCTCGTGCCGCAAAAACAGGATGGTTGTCTTCCCCTCGATATGGCGCGCGGCGTATCCGCCCACGCAGTGGTGCAGCGTCTTCCCTTCTCGGATGATCTCGCTGCCACCTTTCGGCACCACGATGCGCAAGCCGCTCATGGAAAATTCGTACTTCCGGCACAGCTTCTTGTACCGCTTCGCATAGGCCGCGCTGACTGCTTGATCTCTTCGCATACCCAGCAGCTCGTCCGCCGCGTCGTGCCGCTCCCGCAGGTCTTTCGGCATGGCCACCGTCGCCTCTGTCAGGTCATAGCCCAGCTCGCGCGCCATGCGCAGATAGTCCACCCACAGCTCCACGCGCGTCTTGGTCTCGGCATATCGCGCCGCTTTTTCCAGCTTCACGCCGGCCGTCTCCGCGCACTCCTTGCACGCTTCCACCATCCGTCCCCCGCCAAGCTGCCGGCAGAGATGGATGTACACGTCCGGTGTCAGCTCCGGCGCGGTCTCCCGCCAGCTTTTCAGCGTCTCAAAGTCTCCGCCAGACTGCAACCATGCGCGCGCCTCCGGCTTCGACATCCGCAGGAAGTCTGCCGGGTTCGTCGCGCCCCAGTCCAGCGTTCGCCGGTTCTTCGTACCGTGCACCACAAGCTGTGTCACCGCGCCGGCGAGGCCGAGCTTCACAGCCATTTCAATCTGCGGCAACATCGCGTAGGCAGCCAGATACGTCACGGCCCACTTCACCGGCTCGTCTTCCCAGCGCTCCGCAAGCTCATAGTGCATCCAGTCCTCGATCTGGCAGTAGCGCCACGCCTTCGTCTCACTCAACGCGTCCGTGCCGATCACGGTATAGTCGCCCTGATAGCACGCCCAGCCCATCATGTTCGGCTGAAACGGCTCGGATACCGTCGTCTTCGCCTTCCAGTACGGCAGCGTCCACTCTCCGCAGCTCCATTCCCGCGTCCGCACCCACATCTGCACCGTCCCCGGCGCGAGATAGTAGGCTTTCTGCCCCCAGCAGTTCACGTCGTAGTAGATGCCCCCATAAATCAGGTCCTTTGTGTAGCTGATCTCGATCTGCATCGCCTCGATCAGCAGCGCATCGCCGTCCCGGCGCAAGAATGCCACGTGCGTCTCCTCCCGCAGAGACGTCATCCGCTCGCTGTACTTGCCGATCGCGCTCCACACGGCCGTTTGCCCGCAAAACGGGCAGCTGGCCTCGCTGCCGTGCTTCGGCCCGTGCTTGCCGATGATCCCATGTTGGCGGCAGCACGTCGCCCACGCCTCGCGCCGCTTTCCGTATGTCTCGAAAAACACGTGCGGCGTGAACAGATCATGCACCGCGTCCTCTTCCTCCTGCGTCGGGTAGTGCCAGAACTTCCCCAGGATCTCCTCGTGCCGCTCTGGCGGCAGGTTGCATTTCAGATACCGCATGGCTCACACCCCGAAGAAGTCGTCCAGCTTCAGCAGCAGTCCCTCCGGCTTTGCGTCGTCGCTGCACAGGCGCACGTGCATCGTCGTTTCGATCTCCGCGCCCGGGAAGTAGAACTGCACCGCCTTGCGGTACGCCTCGATGTCCGATATGCTCCCGCCCACGCCTTTGGCCACGGCCTGCATACACTCTGGGAAGGTCCCGCCCTGCGCCACGGCCTGCGCAAACTCGCCGTCCTCTTCGCAGAACTTCTCCAGCGCCTCGCGCACGGCCGGCGCCATGGCGCGCTCCTTGTTCCCGCTCAGTCCCTTGTCATCGTGCAGCCGCTCGATGGCTTTCTCGTAAAATTCGTTCATAGCTATACCTCTCTTCCTGTTGCTTTTATCCTGCGTCGCCGAGAAACCGGATCACGCCCTGGCGCATCTGCACCCGGTACGGCTCCAGCTCCACGGCCGTCATGTACTTGTGGCCAAAAAGCCTTTTCATATCGCACCAGTCTTCCCACATGACCCGATACACCGCGCGCCCGCGCAGGCACACCAGCACAAACGCCAGTGCGCCCATATTGGCGTGCGATTCCAGTGCACGCGCCTGCTCTTCCGTGACCGCGCTTTGCAGGATGCGGTCTTTGTCTGTTGCCTTGGCCTCGAACACCACGCTGCTGCCGCCGCATAGCGTGCCCTGAAAATCCGGCTGCGCCTGCTTGGTGAAAACCGCCTCAAACGACCAGCAGCCGTTCGCGGCCTGATGCCGGCCGGAAATGACCTTGATCGGCTCCGGCGTCTTGTCGATCTCCGCGATGCCATGCGCCCGGTAATACGCGCAGGCCGTGATGATCTGCGCCTCGAAGCCCTCTCCGGTCGCGCGGCTGATGCTCCCCTGTGCCTGACGCGCCGGGTTTTTCGCCGACTCCTCGGCGTGGAAAAACTGCAGCGCCTTTTCATACGCCACAGGGTCCAGCTTGCGCGCCGCCTGTTTCTGATAGCGCGGCGGCAGGCTGTCCATGCTTATGCCCATGTAAATGCTCCTTTCCTACGTGGTGTCTTTGATCTCATAATACTCCTGCCACGGCCAGCCGCTCAGCTCATGCCAGCCGCTCTTATACTCAGACCCATCGTCAAAGCGGTAGAGATGCATACCCCGTCTGGCCTTCGGCTCTTTTCTCCATGTCTCGGCCTTGGTCACCTGATAGCGGATCTCCGGCTTTGCCATGCCGGCGCTGCAGGTATATCGCCGGCGGCGGATGCCCTGCTCGCGGCAGCGGCGCATGGTGGAGCGTGATTCCTTGATGAGGTAGGACGCGAGCTTTGCGTGGTTCTTCCGGTCATCGAGCATCTGGAAGCTGGTAGACCCCGCGCCATTGGTCACCTTTGTCCAGGCGGCGGCGATGATCTGCGCGTCAAAGCGCGGCAGGAGGATGTGATGATGCACGTTCGTCATGTGCTTGGTTTCGAGCACGGCGATGTATTTCAGGCGCTTGCCCTCTTTGGCGTAGGCCTTGCGCAGCTCGCGGAGGAACGCAGCCCTGTCCCGCTCGGCCTGTTCCAGCGTGACATGCTTGCACCAGTAGTGCAGCACCAGGTGGAAGTCGCCGTAATGGTAGTTACAGTTGATGAGCCAGCGCAGATGCTCCTCGGCCACGCGCTCGTTGATGCGCTCCTGACACTTGGAGGTCTCCTTCTCGGATGATCGCTTGCGCGGCTTGACTTCCTTGCTGTGCACACGGGATGAATACATCTTGCGGTGCTCGACCGTTTCCCCGCACACGACGGTGCGATGTACATACGGCATGATTGCCTCCCTGTCTGTCTCCGGTCGAGTTAGTAATTGGTCTTACCGAAGCTGAAAACGCCTTGCGGCGTCAGCGTTTTTCGGCTTGCAGGGCGGGCAGCTGTATGCTATAATATATATAGTGTAGCGCGCCCTGTGCGCTATTGGGTTTTCACCGCCTGCGGGTTTGACGATCTTCGCAGGCGGTGTCTTTTTATGCCTCCGGCGGCGCCCACATGACGCGCGCCCCGTGGACGACTTCCTGCCATGGGACGCCCCACAGCTCCGCCGCGCACTGGATCGCCGCGAACGGCGATGCGCACGGTACGACCACGGCCTTGCGCCCCGGGAGCGCCACCCGCGCGCGGCCATGCGCTGCCCAGCGGTCATTCCGGCGTCGCATGGCCAGCTCTGCCGGTGACATATATACGACCTCCAGGCGTCTCATGCGACGCCGAGGACCGAGAAGATAAGGTGGAACACCCAACCCGCCAGCGCGATACCGGCCAGGAAGGACGCGCAGACGATGCCGTCCTCGATGCCCCAGACGATGTAGCGGCGCACCTTCGCCTTGGCGCGCGGATCTCCGAATACCTTCATTCGCTGTCCCTCCCCGCTGCCGTGCGGTACAGCATCTGCATGTTGTTCGCGCAGATAGCGCACATCGGCACATCGTGGATATGCCGGACTCCGTCCACGCTCCCGCAAAACGCACAGCCCGGCGCATACTTGCGCAGGATGATGTTGTCCGCGTCTGTATAGATCTCCATGGGATCTCCCGTCCGGATGCCCATCGTCTGGCGCAGTTCCTTCGGCAGCACGATGCGGCCGAGATCATCGACCCTTCTGATGATTCCTGTTGCTTTCATTGGTTTCTCCTTTCTCTTGACCTATCTGGCCAACATCTGGGCAAGCGCCACAGCGCTGATGCCCTCTTTCCCGCTGACGTTGTACCGCTCGCGGCACACCCGTCGGCTCTGCCCTGTATAATTGCTGACGTCTGTCACCGTCAGCACCCGGCGGCCGCCGGTGAACTTCAGAATTTCCTCCAGCTCAAGCCGGAAGGTTTCTTTTTCTCGCGGCATATGTACCTCTCTCCTTTAAAAAAATGTGCTGATATTGAAAACTTCGGCGCTCTCTGATATACTGCAAATGAAAAACATGGAAATTCTGCGTATGAAAGGATGTACCACTCATGGTAAATGAAGATTGCGCCCGTGATTTGCTGCAATACCTCGACAGTTGTCTTGAAATCAGCAGTACCGGAAAACGTGTCAAGCCCATAAAGCTCAAAAAGGTGCTTCATGAGGATCCGCTCAGCAATTACACATCCGACGACATTTACAATGCTGCGGAATATCTGGTGAAGCTTGGGCTAGTCAATCTGCCCATCACGCGCAGCACAGCACTCAAGGGCGGAGCACGTTCATATGTTTTTACAGGTATTTCGGCAAAAGGAACTGAATACTTAAAAGTGACGAGAAATCCGACCACATGGGAAAAACTAAAGTCCCATTTCCCAAGTGTGTTCAACGCTGCCATATCCAGCATTTCCTCCTTCATCCTCCAAGCTGGAATAGAACTGCTGAAGTAAGGAGGGAAAATTCATGGATCACACACTTACCAGAGACGCGAAAAAGGCTCTCGCTACGATCTACAAAGCCTATAAATCGAGGCGCGCAAACGGAGAAGCAAAATCCTCCGCGGTTTATTTCGATACCGAATCACACGATGCCACCGCCATCGATGCGGCCGTCTCCGACAGCTTGGCAGAGCTGTCAAACGCGAAATATGTAAAAACGGACATCTGCGGCAATTACACGCTTACCGATTCCGGTATCATATTCATGGAGAATTTGCCCGTCGACACCATAAAGGAATGGCTATCATTCTCCGCCCAGTTCATCCCCTGACAATCCGGTGCAAAAGCGCTCGAAGTCCGCTTCATTTCCGGCGCGGAACCGCTCCACATCAATGCCGGTAATGCTCAGCTCCGCTACACCTTCCTTCACGTCGAGGCGGATGCCGTCAATGCCGACGCCGATCATAACGCCGTCGAGCAATACCGCGCTCTGCCTTCCGTTGCTTGCGATCATCATTTTCGCCGCTTGGTACATGTCCTCACCTCCAATCGAATGGATTGCGCGCGCCTTACGACGCGCGCTTGCTGTGCTCCAGCGCCATCGCCAGCCCCTCCGTGAAAGCGCAAAGCTGCGCCTTCTGCATCTCGTCCATGCTCTGCATCATGTCCGCCAGCCGCTCGATGGTTTTCTGCTCGTTCTTTGTAAGCATTTTCGTCACCTCCTCGCACTTTTTAGCATTGCTTTGCGTTTGATGTAAATCTCTTTGCAATGTCATATTATCACTTTGCAATATCCGTGTCAATAAAATTATCTCGTTTTTTCGAAAAAATATTGCAATGTGATATGCCGTGTGGTATATTCATTTCGAAAGGAGGCCTATAATGTGCAAAATCAAATAAAAGAACTGCGCAGCCACGTCGGCCTAAATCAAACCGATTTCGGAGCAAGGATAGGCGTCAGACAGTCAACAATCGCCGGTTGGGAAACTGGGCAGAGAATTCCGCCCGATTCCGCTATCGTCTCCATCTGCCGCGAGTTCCATGTTGACGAACATTGGCTGCGTACCGGTGACGGCAAGATGTTTACGGCGACCACGCGCGACGAAGAGATCATGGACTTCGTCGGCCGAGCGACCATTGGCGCAGGCGACGACTTTAAGCGCCGTTTCCTTCTGGCACTGGCCCGGCTGCCGGAGGAGCGCTGGGCCGACATCGAGGACTTTGCCCGGCAGATCACCGCCGAAAACGCGAAAGAGGAGCAGGATTGATTTCCTGCTCCTCTTTCTTTGCTTTTCTGTTTTTCTTTACGCTGCACGCAGCAGTGCCAGCGTCAGCCGCAGCTTTTGTTCGCTTGCTTCATCCAGCAGCCGCTCGATTTCTGCCCGTAAGTACGTCCTCCATTCTGTTTCCGTCATAGCTCTCCCTCCCACAATTTCTCCACGGTCGTCCCCAGCGCCTTTGCGATCCGAATGGCGAGGCGGACGTTTGGAATGCTCTTGCCCCTCTCGATGTCGCACAGCGTGCTTGTCCCACACCCCACCTTTCCGGCCAGCCACCGCAGGCTGACGCCCTTGTATTCTCTATACTCCCGCACTTTGTTTTTCATCCTCGCCATAATCCTACCACATTTTTCGGCTGCGTGTTGAAAACGTTCGGTATTCCGAACGTTTTTTGCTAACTTATTGCAATGCTGCCCGAAATATGCTATTTTTCAATTATCAGCCGTGTGTCTATGTTGCCACATGACAGAAGGATGATACATATAATCAGTTGAAGGATTCGGAGGATGCAGTATGGAGACGGAGCGTTCGTACACAAAAAGCCCGATTTACAAACGTTGGTGGTATATTGTTCTGATATTTATCTCTGTATTGTGCTCGTTTATAAATTCCATAAAACCAGCGCTTTTTATATTCTTCAGCATCGTCGATTGTTTACTCATCGTCCCAATCCTGAAAAATGTGTATACCAAGCGCAAGCTCAAAAATAAAAGCATATCCGCCTTCGATATAGCCCTGGCATTTGCAATTATCGCAATATACACCTTTGTGTCCGCCATTGGCACTGCTGCTGTCATCGCTGTTTCCCGTGTTGCGAATGATTATGACATAAACGCAGATAACATCGGCACCACTTATCTTATGATTTCCGCCGCCGCTATCTTAATCAGCATAGCTTGCGCCATCGGCGGTTCTGTTTCCGCGATCTCCCGCAATGGAATCAGAATTTTCACATCACCCCTCACGTACACCACAGAAGCCACTAACGCTGTACCCAAAGGAGTACCCAGTCCCTCCCCAACGGCGCAAGAACCCACCGCAGCAGGTACTGACACTGTCAAGCAACCACCAGTTGTTCCAGACCGTTTTGCGTCACTCGTTCTGTCAAAAATACCGTTTGCCTACACCGCAAAAGCATCCAGCAATGTACCTGAAAACACACCGAAACGTACCCCAGCAGCGGAAAAAGCCCCTGAGACGAGCATCCACACCACCAAACAACTAAGCAAAGAACCCAATGCGCAAATCAGCAACGAACAATCCGATTTGGATATGATTCGCAAAATGGAACGTGATTTTCAAAAGAGTTACAAAACTGCATTCTCCCGCCTTTATAATCGTGATGACTGCCGCAGAACATTTGATGCGCTAAAGAAAAAATATAGTGATCCTTCCCTGCCTCTGGCAGTGCATGTTCGCTATGGGCAGCTCTGCGAGGAATATGCACCTAAATTTGCTTCTCCTAACCCGATGGGGAAAGTCGATCACATGGACGGACACCGCTTTGAAAATTATTGCGCCACCGTTTTGCAAAAGAACGGTTTTGTCAATGTGTCCGTGACACCGGGTTCCGGCGACCAGGGCGTTGATGTGATCGCCGAAAAAGAAGGCGTGCGCTATGCCGTCCAGTGTAAATGCTATTCTTCCGCGCTGGGGAACACGCCAGTGCAGGAAGTGTGCGCCGGTAAAAGTATGTACAACTGCCATGTTGGTGTTGTGATGACAAATAATTATTTTACCGCCGGTGCAAAACAGCTGGCCGAGAAAAATGGAATCCTGCTGTGGGATCGCGATAAGCTACAGCAGATGATCGACAGCGCGATCAGCGAAGAAAGCGCCGTGTGAGGAGGCGTGGCACGCATGCAAACAGAAATCTATAGCGTCATGTACCGCCTGGTCCACAAATACGGCTGGAATTGGGGCATCACGCGCGGCCTCATCAATCGCCGGTTCGGCACGAACTACACCGCCGATGAGCTGAAGGAGCTGTACAGGCGGCATTTCCTGACTAAGGGAGAATGAGAATTGCCCCGGCGCAGCGCACCGGGGCAATATGCAAACGCGAAGGTTTAGTTCTGTTTCATGAATTTTTCATCCAGAAGGTTCAGATCCATCTTAAAACAGTTTTCCCGCCCCCGTTTTGTTTGGATCAGCAGTCCTTGATCCCTTACATTATCCAGCAGCTTCCGGAGCGTTCCATAACTGACTCCGCCAAAAATCCGCAGCTCTGCGTTAGATATCCCGTCCTCCGAAAACAACGCCGCCTGAATCAGCAGACTGTAGACCAAGCGCATTTTTTTGTTTTTGCTCTTTGGCAAAGTATCTACCCGCTTCTCGTACCGATCCCACTGAATTTTCCGCCTCTGCAGCCCGTCTATGAGTTCCTGCATAGCTTTCAAGAGCATTTCCAGCATCATCAACAGGAACGGCGTTAAATCGCCAAGATTGCGCGGATCATTGCAAACCCGAAACGCATCATAATAGTCTTTGATGTTTTCCTTCACCGTTTCCGAAATGCGATACGCGCTTAGGCTCTCATATTCTTCCGCGATGCAGCAGCTCAGGATGAACCGGCCAAGCCGTCCATTCCCATCATAAAACGGGTGGATATATTCGATCATATAGTGGAAAATACAGATCCGGAACAGCCATGGTATGGAGTCATCGTGTAAAAACGCAAGCGCCTTTTCCATCGCTTCCACGATCTTTTTCTCAGGCGTCAAGCCTGCATGGATCACTCGCTCAGTCGCGCTGCGAACAGTGGCCTGATCTTTCCGAAAGATTTTCCCGTCGGGGGCATTTTGTGAGTTCTCGGCAATGACTTCTTCCAGCACCAGCTCATTGTAAATATTCCGGATATCTTCACACGACGCCAAAGATACGGATTCCCTGTTTGTAAGCTTCGTATACTTATTGACAAGCCCGATAAACCGATGGTGTTTCCCTTTCGCAGCAGATTGTTCGTCCAATACGGCCAGCGTCTCGCCGATTTCTTTCCGGCTGCTGTGTACGCCCTCGATCTTGTTCGTAAGAACAATTTCATCGATCAGACACTTCTTCCTGTACTGCTGCAGCGCAATCGGCGGCAGATCCTTGCTGATCGAAAGAATCTTCTTGTCGCATGTCATGATTTGAAACGCAAGGAGAATTACTTCATTATTTTCCTCAAAAAATGCCGGTTTTCCCGAAACGTCAAAATCAATATGGATGGCAGCTCTTCCGTTCCATCTGCTATCGTACTCCTGCTGATATAGTTTTGGATCTTTATAATACAGTTTTCTTAAAGACTCATATTTCATGCGAATACCTCTTGCTTTTCAAAATCCTATTATTTTGTCTGGTTTGATGCATAATATCATTGTTTAATTGCAAAATCAAGCGTTTTTTGTAATTAAATATTTCTGCGCGCTATTATCTTTATAAATGTCCGCATATTTTGTTTTTATTCAAAAATGCCCCAGTGCTGCAGCACCAGGACAGTAGATTTGTTGTCGATATTCTGGACACGCAAAATAATGCACACCCTTACTTCTATTTTATGACGCTTTTTCTGGATTGTAAATATCTGATTGTACAGATTTCTCACTATGCAAGACCCCAACAGGAGGACGCCCATGGCAAGAAAAAGGACAAAATACACGCTGCGCAAAGATGGCCGCATCGTCTTGTCTGACACCATCAATGGCGAGCGAAAGTATTTCTATGGGAAAACCGACAAAGAAGTCGAACAAAAGCGTGATGACTATATCCGTGAGTGCGAAAAGCACGCGAACGAGGCTGCTGGCAAGGGCCGGACATTCGAGGCCGTCGCCGATGACTGGTGGGAGCAGTGCGAACCGCGCCTGTCTCCAAACACCGTATGCGGTTACAGAACAGCAAAGAACCGCGCTGTGGACGCTTTCGGCGACCAGTATGTTACGGACATCACCGGTCACCAGATCGTCGTCTTCCTGCAGCGCTTCGCCGCGCGTGGCTACTCGCAGAAGGTCATCAACAACACAAAGTCCGTGATGCGGCAGATCCTCAACTACGCCTTCCTTTGCGGCGATATTGATGCAAACCCCTGCATCGGGATTCCGACCCCAAAAGGAAACCCGCGCGTACCCAGAAAGCCGACGCCGCCGGACGACCTGCAGAAAATCGAAGAATCCAAGACAGAGAGCCTGTTCGCACGAATGTCGTATTTCATGGCGTACACGGGCGCACGTCGCGGAGAAGCCGCTGCGCTGAAGCAAAAAGATATTGACCTCACTACACGGACTGCGTGCGTCGCGCGTGCCGTTGCATATTCCGACACGCGAAAGCCGGTTCTCAAATCCCCTAAGACCGAAGCCGGCGTGCGCTACCTAGACCTGCCGGATAACGTCATCGAGATCCTGCCGCACTATGACGACCCGGAAACATTCATCTTCTTCCCTGACGGCTTGCCGACAAAGACGGAGCTGGAATCCGGCCTAAAAAAATACCAGCAGAGCCATGGCATCCAATCGACTGCGCATCAACTCCGGCACGCATATGCATCCATGCTGCACAGCGCGAATATCGATGTCAAGGATGCGCAATATCTGCTCGGGCACTCTACCATCGCAATGACGCAGGATATCTACACCGACCTTGAGGACAAGCGTAAACAGCAGGTACACAACAAGGTCAACCGGTACGTAAAACGCAGCAGAAAGTTGTCAAAAGTGTTGTCAGAAAGTGATAAGCACTGAAAATGCGTAATTCTATTGGGGTTCGAATCCCCGCTGGAGCACCAAAAAATCTCCTCGCCTTTTGGCGGGGAGATTTTTTTCTGGTCGCTCCCGGGGAGTCGAAGTTTATCCCCGTCAGGGGAAATCCCCGCTGGAGCACCAAAAAATCTCCTCGCCTTTTGGCGGGGAGATTTTTTCTGGTCGCTCCCGGGGAGTCGAAGTTCATCCCCGTCAGGGGAAATCCCCGCTGGAGCACCAAAAATCTTTCATCTCAAAAGGATGGACTTTCCCCCGCGCCCGTGATAAAATTGAATAAACAGTCGAAAAAATCAAATACAGGAAAGTGAGTGCGTATTATGGATTTTATAGACCAGCTCAAACAATTTGCTAAGCGTGTGGACACTCTGAAAGACTCTATCCAGACAGAGGAAGCCACAAAAACCGCCATTATAATGCCGTTTTTCTCTATGCTTGGCTATGATGTTTTTAATCCGCAGGAATTCGTTCCAGAGTACACTGCAGATGTAGGCATTAAAAAGGGTGAAAAAGTTGATTATGCCATCATGAAGGACGACACACCTGTCATCCTAATTGAATGTAAATCCATATCTGAAAATCTGGAGCGTCATGACTCTCAGCTTTTCCGCTATTTCGGCACAACGGATGCAAAATTCGCAATTCTAACAAACGGTCTCATCTATCGCTTCTTTACTGATCTGGATAATCCCAACAAGATGGATAGTGATCCGTTTCTGAGCATCAACATTCTCGATATTCGTGAAAATCAGGTGCGTGAGCTTAAAAAATTCTGCAAATCAGAATTCGATATTGATTCCATTTTCAGCACTGCATCAGAGCTGAAGTACGTACATGAGTTTAAGGACCAATTTGCAGAGCAGGTAGAAAATCCGTCCGATGAACTTACTCGGCTTTTCCTGCAAGGCTGCTACACCGGCCAGAAAACGCAGGCTGTTATTGAAAAATTCCGCCCTCTCCTGAAAAAAGCGCTCAATGATTACATCAGTGAGACAATGAACGATAAAATCAAAAGCGCTCTCGGCGGCTCTGGCGGCAGCGTTTCCGTCTCTGAAAAGTCCACAGTGGAAGCGGCAAGTACAGAAAAAGATGCGGATACTCCTGACAGCAGCGAATCGAAAATCGTGACAACAGAAGAAGAACTGGAAGCCTATTTCATCATCAAAAGTCTGCTGAAAGACGTCGTTGACCTGCAAGACATTACATACAAGGACACAGAGTCCTATATCAATATTCTTTACAAGAAGAATACCCGCAAATGGATTTGCCGCCTAAGACTCACCGACACAGTGAAAACACTGATTGTGCCGGACGAGGAGAAAAAGGGCCAAAAATTCAACTTGACAAGTGTATATGATCTGGAACAATACAGTGACCTGCTGCACAAAACATTGGCTCGTTATATGTGA